GTAGGATCAAGCCATATGTGGGGATAAACTGTCTTAATAAGATCGTCGAGGGGATCTCCTCGAGCAAAAGAGCCAAGTTCATCATCCAGTGCGAAAGGGATGTAGTATGCAAGAAAGTGACCATAGTAGAATCCACTACCATTCAAAATCACCTTAATGCAAAGTCGACCTCGGAACAAGTAGAAGTTATCCAACTTCTCTTTGACATTCGGGTTCGACATATACAACTGCCACGGATTGAGGGAAATGTCGATCGGAGAATTACGAGCAATGTTGAAACTGTTAATCAAAACAGGTCTCGACAAAAAGTTCTTCAACGAAGACGTGTCCACCTTTCCGTGGTCTCGTGTAGGGTCGATAGTAGACTCAATGTCCACCATCCATTTCTGGTCAGCATCATGAAAGACAGCGACCTCGGACTCAACAGGTCCGGATTTGTTTTGTGTTGTATAATTGTTAGAAATCCAATTTTGTAGTTCTGACGGTTGATACGGATCAATAGTACCATCATAGTCGCTTAGATTCAGCTCGCAACACTTCCTGTAAATACAGGTTCTGCACGGGGGCAGGGCGAATCCGCTGTGGAAGCAAGATACAGTAGAGTAAAACGACAAACTCAAACTGATCAGGTATCCAGTCCACAGCGTGGTCTTTGAATTTATTGTGCATGACCAACACACAGAGGGATGAGTTTAATGAGATCCCAGCTCGGGGGGAGAGACTTAGCTCTCCTCAGGTGACTCGTACTTCTCCTTCCAGAGTTTGATCTTCTCATCGTAAGAGATGTGAATTTCAGAGCAGCCATGCTTGATTCCAGCCTTTTCGGCTATTTCTTGCATTTGAGCTCGTCTAGTTTCATACACCTCTTCACCATGGAAGAACCACTCTCGAAGTGCACCATCAATGGCTTGCATATCGTGCTCATCATCCGAAATTACTTTGGATTTGAGACACGAATGGAGACTCTTCAAAATTGAGGATTCATCCAATGCAGCCACAGTACGGTCCAACTTGGGTGCATACACATTTTTCCGCTTCAGAAAATCTGCGGCAGAATCATGCATAAAGGGAATTGGAGTTGAAGTTTTGTCTGGCATTGTCAGGATAATATCATGATCAGCCATCCACTTCGCAACGGAGACGTGATTATATTCATCGAAACCTGGTTTAACAGATCCTTTGAAGTCATCACCATAAGTCATCATACCACACACAGATCTATATGCGGGGGCATTCAATCCAAGAATGGAATAATATGCACACCGCAACAAAAGACTGTTGTCGATAGAATTGACATACACTGTCATGTTCTGCCCCGAAGGGTTAGATCCAATCAGTGTCAACAAATCTCCATTGTAGGCAACACATGGGTAAGCGATTTCTGTCGCAATACTTTCCATGATCGCCAAACTCCGAGCATCGTAACCACATTCCCTGGCGACATCGATCATAATCTTAAAAGCCATCAAAGTTAATTGAGCGGGCATTCGTAGATCATAGGTCTTATAGTCACCAGCAAGGATACGATCTTCACCGTATTTCCTCATGTGATCAGCCAACTGACCCCATTCAGGGCCATGAGCATTTACACCCACAGCACACTCTGAGATCAGAGGGAAAAGCGAAAACATCCGTGCTACAGGCAAGAAATACTTGCGCACAGCGAGTTGCAATGCAATAGGTGCAGCCTGAAATACTC